GACGCCATCAACCCAGCGTCTAAACCCAAGTCTAACGGCGCTGGTGTCAAGACAGACACCGCGTCGCCCAAGGCCGAGCGGCACAAGCGTCAGAAGATCGAGGTGGTGCAGCCCGAGCCCGAGCCCGAGAGCGACGACGATCTCGACGAAGGGAAGGATGTCGACGTCGACGCCATGACGAAGATGGAGAAGCTGCGCCCTGTGATCGAGCACATGGTGTCTCGCGGCTACAAGTCGGCCGCCGACATCGTCACCCTCTCGTCCTCGTTGAAGGATCAGATCCCGGCGTTGAAGGAGGTCGAGAAGAAGGGCGACTTCGAGAAGCGCATGGAGCGTGCCGCCATGGTTGTCCTCGGCGCGTGAAACGTCTCCGGATGTTCCCCACCCCGCTGGAGTCCCCCGTGGACTCCGGCGGAGAGCCGCTCGATCGCTCTTGCGTTCGATGTCGTTGGGCCGCGCCTGCTGGCCGCGCCTGCCTACCGGCCGACGCAGGCAAGGTTGTGGAGCTCGGCGGCCTGCTTGTCGTAGGTGAGTCACCGGTCAAGGACGCTGTGCGTCCGTTCGCATCCAAGACAGGGTTCTTCATCCGAGACCTCGTCAGCCGTCACTGGTCGGGTTCGATCACCTACGACAACGCCGTGAAGTGTCCCGCGCCTTGGAACGCCAAGATGAAGGACGCGGCGACCCCAATCAAGGAATGCCGCAGCTACCTCGCTGCGGTAATCGAGAGCATTCAGCCATCGCGAGTCCTAGCTCTTGGCTCGTGGGCAGTGGTGTCACTGCTCGGACGCTCGCTCGACATGGAGTCTGTGCGACGAGGCTACGGCTGGATTAACGGTATCGTTCCAGTGTTCCTCCTGCATGCCCCCGGGCTGATGCAGGAGAACAAGTTCTTGCGGCGTAGGTACGAGAACGATCTCGCTTGGGCGCTAGAGACAGCGTCCCCTCGACCGACGCACACCGACGGTGTGGTGCATGTCATCGAGAGTGAGGCCGATGCACTGCTTGCGGAGCAGGCCCTCTTCGATCACGAGGAGATCCTGTTCGACGTCGAGACGGCAGGCATCTGCCACAACGTCGACTTCAAGGTCATCTGCGCAGGCCTGGTCGCAGTCGATGCGCTCGAGACGGATGCGTGGGTCTGGTCTGCGGATGCCTTGGACAACCCTGCGGCGCTCGCAGTTCTGCGACGCCTCCTTGAGACCAAGCGCGTCTCAGGATCCAACATCAAGTACGACACCATCGCAGCCGAGCAGTGCCTCGACATCGACATCAAGCACATCGACTTCGACACTCAGCTCGTGCGCAAGCTCGCTGAGCCAACGTGCAAGGGTCGGCTGGAGTACGCCGCCGAGCTCGTGGGCATGGGTGGCCACAAGGAGGAGGCACAGGGTGGCTTGAGGCGCGCGGTGTCAGGGGCACGCTTGAAGAAACCTCGAGCAGGTGACAAGCCACAGACGCACTGGTGTGCACAGGCTATCCGCAATGGCACGCCTGGGGCGACACCGATGAACTACGCTTACGGACTCCTCCCTGACGACGTGCTCTGGCGGTACAACGCACGCGATGTGTTGGCGAGCGCCACCGCGACGATCCACCTGCGTAACCGAACATGGCACGAGGCGCCCAAGGAGATGCAGATCTGGGAGGACCTGTACCGCCCGGCTCTGCGATCGTTCAAGCGCATCGAGCGTGTCGGCATCCTTGCCGATCGCCAAGCCTTCGATGCGTTCTCGTTGCACCTGAACGTAGGGCTTGATGAGATCCGCACAGCATTCAACGCCTACGGTCCTGACTTCAACCCGAACGCGCCCAAGCAGGTCGCGAACATCCTGTTCAACAAGCTCGGACTACCCAAGCAGGGCATCTCCGAGAAGTCTGGCGACCCGTCGACGAACAAGGACACCCTCCAACGCCTCGCAGGCATGCACCCCTTCGTTGATCAGATGCAAGAGTACCGACGCCTTGAGAAGATGGACGGGACCTATGCGCGAGGGATGATCCCACACATCCTCTCCGACGGACGCATCCACCCGACGTTCCGCCTCGACGGTACCGAGACTGGACGCGTCAGCAGCGAGAACCCGAACGGTCAGAACATCCCGCGCCCAGAGACAGTTGAAGGCAGGATGGCCCGTGACGGCTTCATCGTCGCGCCAGGGCGCGTGATGATCTCGTTGGACCAGTCGCAGATCGAGCTTCGCGTTGCCGCAGGTATGTCAGGCGATCTTGGGATGATTCAGATCTTCGTAGATGGCGTCGACTACCACCATCGCACCGCCGAGCTCATCGCCAAGGTCGCGTGGGGGATCCACGCAGCGGACGTCACCAAGTACCACCGTACCTACGCGAAGTCTGTGAACTTCGGGCTGCTCTATGGCAAGACCGATGCGGGGCTCGCTCAGCAGCTAGGCTGCACGATCGATGAAGCGGCTGCTGTTCGCCGTGCCATCCTCGGCCACTTCAAGCTGCTGGCGAAGCTCATCCAACAGTTGCTCTACCAGGTGCGCAGGTATGGCTTCGTCGAGGTCCCGTGGTTCAACGGTGCCTCCCACACGCGCCCGTTGTACGAGGCTGGCGGTCACGACAAGTGGAAGAAGATGAACGCGGAGAACTCCAGCATCAACACACCGATCCAAGGGCGCGCAGCTTGGTACACCATCGCCGCGATTCCTAAGATCCACGATTGGATCGACGCGTCAGGCGTCGATGCTGAGATCATCAACACGGTTCACGACTCCATCATGCTCGATGTAGCACGAGCAGATGCTGACGTGGTCATCGACGCCTGCGTCCGGATCATGGAAGGCTTTGACTGCTGGGGGGTGCCCCTGGTAGTGGATGTCGATGCAGGCGAACGGTGGGGCTCGTTGCGATCGATGAACAAAGGGGAGACCCTTCGAGACGCAGAGATCCGCTGGGTAGCGGAGCACCTGAAGGAGACTGCTGATGCTGCTAATTGACCGCGACATCCTCGCCGCTGTAGCTCGCGGCGCGATCGTTATCGACCCGTTCGACCCGTCTTCACTAGGGACCAACAGCTACGACGTTCACCTCGGTCCGTGGATCAAGACCTACCAGGAGCACTTCAGTGGGAGGCACACTGAGCCGCTTGATGTGAATGTCGCGCGCGGCATCGAACTTCATCACATCCCGCGCGTGGGGATGGTGCTCCAACCTGGCGAGCTCTACCTCGCGTCGACCTTCGAGTACACCGAGAGCCACGAGCACGTGCCATTCTTGGAGGGAAAGTCGAGCCTTGGCAGGTTGGGCATGTCTGTTCACGTCACCGCCGGCAAGGGGGACGTCGGGTTCTGCAACCACTGGACGATGGAGATCACGGTCGTCAAGCCGCTGCGTGTCTACGCAGGCATCCGTGTTGCCCAGCTCATCTGGTTCGAGGCAAGTGGACCGCCGATGACCTCCTACAAGGACAAGGCCTCAGCGAAGTACCGCACCCGCGACCCGATGCCGCAACCATCGGCGATGTGGCGGAACGAACTCGACGCCGTCGGAAAGTTCATCCAGTCCGAGGAAGGACAGCGCGATGCGGGTATGTGTCCAGACCCGGGGTCCGACCCCGAAGGCCGGAGGTAGGGTGCTGATCGATGGTCTGCACTACCTCGTGACTTCGGTTGAGGAGCCGACCGACCTAGACGATGAGATATCGATCACCGAATGTGACGTTCAGCCCACCGACGGTGGTAGCTGGGGCCCGTCGACGCTTAAGACCAAGCTCGTGAAGTGGAGCAAACGATGATCAAGTGCATGCGGAATGAGTGTGACAACGAGGCTCGCTACATTGGCGACACCGGAGATCTCGCCTGCGGGCTCTGCCCACTCCGCGAGGGTCGTGACTCGATCAGGATCAGCGACGTCCCCAAGCTGATGGCTTGGGTGCGCGAGCGGTTCCCAACAGGCGATATTGATACCGAGATCCCGCGATGGCGACGGCGAGATCGAGTCTATGTAGGCGTCGCCGAGATGTCAGAGCTACACGCCATCATCGGCCGGCGACCAGAACCAACGAAGGGGACAGGATGAAGTCGAAACTAGACGAGGTGTTCCAGTCAGAACCAATCGAAGACCCACAGGCTCATGTGCGGGCTGCGATCCACATCAACGGTGGCGACCTGCGCACGGAGCTCGAGCGGCTCCCGGCGGACATCGCCCACTACGGCTTCGAGTTCGCCAAGGCCCACAGGGCTTGGATCTCGGCGAAGATGGCATCGGAGGAGATCAAGGCCGCGCACGGTCTTCTTGTTCGTGAGGACATGGAGGCGCTGGGCGAGAAGACAACCGAGGCCAAGATCGACGCCAAGGTCACCGCGCTCAGGATCGTTCACGACGCCCGGGCCGCGCTGATCGAGGCGGAGTATGAGCGAGAAGCGATGCGCGCCATCTGCGACGCCCTGCGCGCGAAGCGTGAGAACCTCCAGTCCCTTGTGCATTTGGCGCGTGCCGAGATGGCAGGGACATCGGGTTTCAGGGAACCTGCGGGGTCTGAGTGATGGGTTGGGAGGATTGGGACGGTGTCGACGAGGACGGATTCGGATACCGCGAGCCTACCGTGTCCCGTGGCAAGTACAGCGGTCGCCGGAAGCCTGACAACGGCCACTCGATCCCGAACATCCGCGCCATCAAGCAGACCGCAGCCGCGCTCCTCGTGACAGGCGAGGGCCTGTCGACCGACCCATTCGGGACCGTCGACGCGAAGCAGGAGGAGTGGATCCCGCTGTCCCAGCTTCACACCAGCAGCGAGGTCAGGGAGGAGGGCGATGAAGGCACGCTGGTGATCAGCACCTGGCTCGCTGAGAAGAAGGGTCTGGTCTAGAAAAAAGTCAGAGGGTCGTGGTAGGAATTTCATCCCGCGTTGACAAGGCGTCGGACAAGCAACTCAACTCACACAGGAACACAGGACATGCCACCCAAAGAGAAGCAGCTCGCGAAGACCACCCAGGCCGCAGTGGTCGCCTACGGAGACTGGTCGGAAGACCAGATGAACAAGGAATCGAAGGAGATGTCGTCGGGAGGCGACTTCTGGAAGGTGCCGGTGGGTCGCACGACCGTCCGCTTCCTCCCCCCGAAGATCGGCTGGCCGAGCCCCTTCGTCATCCAGCACCAGCACTTCATCAACATGCCTGGCGTCGAGAAGGCGATCATCTTCGCTTGCCCCAAGATGCACGAGAGCAAGAAGTGCCTCGCCTGCGAGAAGGCTGACAAGCTCGAGACCAGCGGCAACTCGCGCGACGCCAAGGCCGCGAAGAACCTGCGCCCGTCCAAGCGGGTGATGGCCAACGTGGTCATCGATCCGAAGAACCCGGAGAACTCCGTCTCCATCTGGGCGTTCGGCAAGCGCGTCTACGATGCGCTGAAGGCGATCCGAACCGACGACGAGAACGGTGGCAACTTCCTCGACCCGATCGGCGGGTTCAACATCGGCGTCCTGCGCGTCGGCACCGGCAAGGACGACACCGCCTACACCCTGACGCCTGGGCGTGAGCAGTCGAAGCTCGTGAACATGGACTGGATCGAGATCCAGCGTGACCTGCGGCAGCTCTTGCGGATCCCGACCGTCGATCAGCAGAACAGACTGTTCGACGGTGAGGACCCCAAGGACGTGTGGGGCGACAAGGAGGAGGTGGGTGCCCCCGCTACCCCGAAGAGGGGGAAGAAGGACGTGATCGACGTGGACGTTGACGACGGTCAGCGCACCGCCGAGGACGACCTGTTCGACGATGAGGTCGATCTCGACTAGGGTTCTTTGGGGCTGCTCCAACTCCTGCGTGCTCCATTCACACAGGAGCAGTCCCACCTTTCTGCGATCAAGAGGCTGTGGTGAATAATGCACCCACGGCTGTGGTAGGTGGCGCGTCCACCGGGTTCGACTCCCACTTGATCGCCCATGGCAAACGATAAGATCAAGGCCGTCCTCGATGGCATCATCAAGCGTGCTGGCAAAGGCACAGCCCATCTCCTCGCAGAAGGAGCAGACTCGGACATCGAGGAGGTGATCCCAACAGGCATCGATGTGCTCGACCATCACGTCCTTGGCATCGGAGGCTGGCCATTGGGGCGTATCGTCGAGCTCTACGCCGACGAAGGCGCAGGCAAGTCGAGCGTGCTGTTCCAAGCAATCGCAGGGGTGCAGAAGGAAGGCGGCGTCGCTGTGCTCGTCGAGACCGAGCACGCGCTCGACGCCTCTCGCGCGGCGGTGTTCGGGTGCGACCTCGACCGTGTGATCCTTGCCCAGCCTGACACGCTGGAGGAGTCGCTCCAGATGCTGGAGGCTGCCCTCGAGTCCCTGCCTCGGACGAAGAAGGGCGACCCCCCGAACTTCGTTGGGTGGGACTCGTTTGCGGCAACCCCAACGAAGCGCGAGGTCGAGGAAGGGCTGGACTTCAAGGCATCTGTTGGAGATCGCGCGAAGATGATGAGCACTGCGATGCGCGTGCTCACCGCGCTCGCAATCGACAAGCGTGCGTTCCTCATGATCGTCAACCAGACGCGGGCCGACATCGGGAAGTGGGGCGGTGGCAAGACGACGCCAGGCGGCGCAGCCCTCAAGTTTCACGCGTCGGTTCGTCTCGAACTGTTCAGCGGGAAGTCTGTCAAGGTCGGAACGGACCACGTCGGCAAGCAGGTCACCATGATGGCTGCGAAGACCAAGATTGGTGGGAAGCCTTGGGCCAAGGCGCAGGTGCGGCTCTACTACGATACCGGCTGGTCGAACACGTGGAGCACAGTGAACTTCGCGAAGGACCGCAAGGTGATCCCGAACAACACCGCCGCCACGAAGAAGGCGTATGGGGTGGCCTGCGCGGCGCTGGGTTGGCAACCCGGCTTCGCTGGCAACCACGATCGTGCCGAAGGGGACGAAGGCACCCCCGACATCGACATCGATGAAGAACTGACCGGCGTGACCGGGGATGAGGACTAGATGCCGAACCCACCAGATCAGACGAAGGTCGAGTCGGTCATGGCCACAGCGCTCATCAAGGTTCAGGCGTGCTGTCTGGATGATGACGCGGACTTCAAGCGCGTGCTTGCATCGGTGATCGAAGCGGCGTTGATCTTGATCGCCCTTGACAGACGATCACAGGCATGATCAAACCGATCTACAAGGAGTTTCAATGGCAACGAAGAAGGATCTGCGGAAGGTTCCCAAAGACAAGCGGCCCAAGCCGACCACCGGTCAGAGCGCGGCCACCCGCGACCTCAGCTACGATCTTCTCAGCGATGACGAGAAGGCGCTGGTCAAGGCTCTGGATGGGCGCTCCCATTCAGGCAAGCGCGAGCAGCGAACGATCGCGTGGCTTGCTCGCTTGTTTGGTGGCGATGACCCCAAGCTCCAGACCAGGAACGCGCTGCGCCGCCCTGTGTCGTGCGGCTGGGTGGACAACGTCGGTCGCGGGCTGTATCAGATCAGCGAGAAGGGTCGGAAGCGCCTCTCTCGCACCTGATCTCGGCCATCTGACCCCAAACACGCAAACCGCGTACAACGCGAATTACACCCCGCTACCCTGCATTCTATGACGAAGGTGGCATTTGTAGCCGACGTTCATGTGGCCAACCACCGCAGGTGGGGCGGGGCAATGATCAACGGCATCAACGAGCGTGGAGCCGCGGCGCTGGCTTCGCTGAAACAAGCCAGCGCCCGCGCTGCGGTGCACGAATGCAAAATGTTCGTCGTGCTCGGCGACCTGTTCGATCACACGCGTCCAACACCGCAGCTCGTAGCTGGCACCGCCGCGGCACTTCTCGAAGGTAAGCTGTACCGCCCGGGGATGCGTGTCATCGTCATCCTAGGCAACCACGACGCTCAGTCAGACGGCGAAGGCGATCATGCCTGCGCGTCCCTCGCGCTCATCGACGGCATCGAGGTGATCGCACACCCATCGCTCATCTGTGTTGGCGATGTTGAACTGCTATGCGCACCCTACCTCCCAGGGCTGGCATCAGAGTGGCTACCCAACTCGATGGTCGTCCATGGGAAGGCTACAACCAGGATCCGCCTCCTTGCGACCCACATCGGTATCTGGGACGAGGACACGCCAGCCTTCATGAAGGCTGCCCGCGATGCCGTCGGTATCGGTCAGCTTCGGTTCTGGATGGACGCGGCAGACGTCCACATGACCTTCGCCGGTAATTGGCACGCCTTCAAGCGGTTCGACTCCGATCGCCCCATAGAGTCTCGTGAGCCTGCGCGGACACCAGTGCTCACCTCAGCGGTTATCCCAGGCACGCTCGTTCCCGCAGGCTTTCAGGAACCTGACCAGCATCTCGTTGGGCGGATGATCATGTGGGACAGCAACGATCCAAATGCAATCACTACACACACGATTGAAGGTCCGCGCTTCCACACGCTCACGCTAGGTACGTCACTTAATCCGGCGCGGTGGTCATCTGTTCCTCCAACGCCGACTACGCAGCGCCCAACCTCGCCACCGGCGGGACACGCCGGTGACCGACTCGCCACCCTCACAACCGACTCGAGGTCGAGGCTCTACGTTCGGATCAGGTGCCAACCTGATCAGCTCGTAGAGGCGACCGCGATGCGTGACAATTACCTCGAGCGCGAGTGTGTCGCGTTCGTCGAGGTCATCGAAGATGACACTCTCGTTCGGGACGCGGCACAGGCAGCGGTTGCAGCGTCGCAAGGTGAGGGGCCGGTCGCAGACTATGTGGGGCTGGTCGAGGTAGCACCACCCGGCACACGCGAAGGTGTGGCAGCTAGGCTGGTTGCGTACAGGAAGGCTGCGCTGTGATCCTCGATCTTGTTGGGTTCATGTCGCACAACGCGAGTCAGGTCGAGCTTCCTGCTCGCGGCGTTGTCCTGGTCACAGGACCCAACGGTTCTGGCAAGAGCGCGTTCATTGAGGGAATCTCGACGGCCTTGTGGGGGAAGACTTTGCGCGGTGCGCGCTGGTCGCCCTGGCGTTTCGAGGAGAGCGGACACGTTGAGCTGCGTGATGCCGGCCTGGTGGTCACGCGAATCTGGAATGGCAAGACCAAGAAGCTCGAGTGGTCGCACACCAACGACGGCGGAGTCACCTTCGACACCAACACCAAGTCGCAGGAGTCGTTGGACTCTGTTGTTGGGTCGCACGAGGTGTGGCGTCGGACGTGTGTGTTCAGCGCCTCTGACGCGGCTCACTTCACGCTTGCGTCTGACTCCGAACGTAAGGGCTTGCTCGAACAGCTACTCGGCCTTGGCTGGTTCGACCGCGCCCTCGATGCCTGCCGCGCCGATCTGCGCGTGGCACGAGGCTCCAAGGGTGCCACTGAGCGGGACCTAGAGATGTGTGGCGCACGGGCGGCCTCCCTAGAGGAGAACATCGTCACGTTGGAGACGTTGCTTGCGGAGACACCACCACCACCAGATGCCGGTCTTCGTCGCGTTGAGCTCGCGAAGGTTGAAGGTCATCGCAGCGAAGTGGACGATGAGCTAGCTGACCTGCGCCGCGAGCGAGATCTCCTTCTCGCTGAAGATGGTGCCGCACGCCAGAAGGTCGCCGCCGCCGAGGCCCGGCTGCTGCGCCTCGCCGATGATGCGTGCCACACCTGTGGTCAAGCTATTGGCAAGAAGCTGCGGCAGACCTTGCACGACGAGGTCGTCTCAGCTCAACAGACAGCCGAGGATACCCGCGTGTCCAACGCGACACGTCTCGACGAGATCCAGTCCTCGACGGAGGAGCTCATCGAGGAGCGTGACGGCTTGTCTTCGATCGCAGACAGCATTCGCACCGGGCTCAACAATGGTACAGCGGCACGCGCTGCCTACGCCCGCATCGAGGCGCCGTTGAAAGCTCAGCGAGTCGAGCGCGAGACTCTCGACGGGAAGCTGCACCTACTCGAGCAGAAGCGCGCGACGGTCACCTTGGACGTTGTTGAGCTAGAGGCGTGCGAAGGCATCCTGGGCGTTCGCGGTGCTCGCGCCCATGTCCTAGGGCAGACCTTGGCCAGCATCGAGGCGCGGACCAACGCGTGGCTACGCAAGCTCGCATCGACGATCACTATCAACCTCCGTTCCTACACCGAGAAGAAGTCAGGTGGCACCATCGATGCGATCTCCCTCACTCTGGTTGGCGCTGGCGGAGACAGCGGATACCTCGGGGCTAGTGCAGGTGAGCGCCGACGGGTGGACGTTGCGCTGCTCCTGGCGCTGGCTGAGCTCGCGAGCGGAACCAACACCGGAGCGCAGTGGGTGTCGCCGATCTTCTTCGACGAGGTCTTCGACTCCCTCGACGCGGATGGCAGAGACGCCGTGAGCGACCTTGTCGCTGACCTTGCCAAGGACAGGTGCGTTGTCCTGATCACCCACGATGAGCATGTGGCCTCGTGCGCTGCCGACCTGCGCATCCATGTTGACCGGGGCGAGGTGTCGTGATGTTCTGCCTAGATCTTGCGCCCCTTCATGCCTACGAAGACCGAGCGCGAGGATGCCTTGTTGCTCGCCAACATGATCCTCGACGCGATGGCTCGCGGTCTTCCACCACCGCTCGTTACCGAAGACAGGGCGTGGCTCCTCGCCGCGACCCTGCGGTTCCTTGTCTCGAAACGCGGAGTCTCCCTTGACTGAATCAACCGTCCTAGTCACGCATCGGATCCCAGGCTTCCACTGTTGGCCGAACGCGCCTGGTGAGGTCGCCTATCTGTCCAACACGCACCGGCACCTGTTCCTGATGATTGCTGCGTGGAAGGTGGGCCACGATGACCGGGATGTGGAGTTCCATACGGCACAGGCTTGGATGCGGAAGGTCTACGCGCCCAACACCGACTTCGGTGCCCAGTCGTGCGAGATGATCGCGAAGGACATGTTCACCAAGCTGACTGAGGCAGGCCACCGTGCGCCCGCTTGGATCGAGATCTGGGAGGACGGAGAAGCTGGCGCGAAGGTGGTGTTCTCGTGAGCGTCTTCGACGCGGCCCCAGACTCGCGAAAGGTCTACCAGATCGAGACCACGAACTGGTGCAACGCGACCTGCACCTACTGCCCGCAGCCCACGCACGCACGCAAGCGAGGCTTCATCGAGGAGGCGACGCTTCGTGCAGCCATCGCCTGCATGGAGAACAAGGTCGTCTCTCTACATCACTTCGGCGAGCCCCTCCTCCACAAGAAGCTGGAGCGGCTGATCGAGGTGGCGGTCGAGCTCGGTGTCACCGTCGGCTTCTCAACCAACGGCAAGGGTCTGGTGCAGGCACGCCTCGAGCGTCTTCGCGATGCAGGGCTGTCGTGGCTGCGCCTGCACACCGATCCGTTCGGCGTGCGCCTCAAGAGCTTCGCTATCCCCGAGGGGCTGGAGTTCACCGAGCACCGACTGCTGGTGAAGTCGGACGCCCCGAAGAAGGAGATGGTTTCGTTCAGTGGGTACCTCGACCTGCCTCAGCACGGCGGTGCCCAGCGTTGCTCCTACCTGAAGGACTCGTGGCAGGTTGTGCTCTGGGACGGCTCGTTCGCCCTGTGTTGCCATGATGTCGAGGGCTCGCAGTCACTCGATCTCTGTAAGGACTGCGATGGGTACGTCTTCAACAGTCCGCGTGACTGGGGCAACTACGACGGATGAAGATCCATCTGCTACCGATCGAGCCGCTTGAGGAACGGTACAGCGCCCAATGGCTGCACTGGTTCCCACCGAAGCTTGAGGAGCTCGGCTGTGAGGTCCACACCGTCATGGGTGCACCGACTCAGCTCGCGATCAAGCAAGGCCAGTTTCTCGACGTGGTCGACACCAACGTGTTCAAGGCCACCCAGCTCGCTGCGTTCGCGCACGATCTACAACGCGGCGCTGTCCGTGATGGGGACTGGGTCCTGCTCCTTGATGCCTGGAACCCTGCGGTCCTCCAGCTCGCGTACATGCGTGACCTCGGCGCAGTCAAGTTCAAGATCGCGGCGTGCTGGCACGCCGGGTCATACGACCCGTGGGATCTCCTGGGTCAGCACCCGACGATGAAGGACTGGGCGCGCTACGCAGAGACCTCCATGCTCGCCGCGGCTGACCTGTCGTTCGTCGCCACGCACGCTCATGCCTCAATGCTGGAGGGCGCTCGCGCCACCGACACCGGCAGCATTCGCGTCACAGGCTTCCCGCTCTACGCCGAGGACTGGTCGCGTCGGTATGAGCTGTGGGGGGCGCGTTCGCGGCGGGTGGTGTTCCCGCATCGCCTCGCCCCTGAGAAGGACCCAGTGTTCTTTGACATGGTGCGAAGCGCCTACGGCGAAGCCTACCCAGATGATCAGGCGGTCGAGTGGATCAAGACCAAGGAGGTCTGCACGACCAAGTCGGACTACTACCACATGATCGGCGGATCACGTGTGGCCTTCTCGTCTGCACTCCAGGAGACGTGGGGCATTGCGATGTTGGAGGCCGCGTCGCTCGGAGCACACCCTGTTGTTCCCGACCGTCTCTCGTACCGAGAGATCTTCGGGTCTTGCTACCGCGACGTCGAGCACGCTGTTGCACAGGTACGCGCAGGGTTGGAGGCACGCGAGCCTTACCAGCTCGACACACATCGTTGGACGCATGCGATCAGGAACATGGTCGCGTGCATGGAGGAGTTAGATGACCACGCCGCCACACCCAGCCGGTGATCATATCGGCGTTACCAAGCGCGCGCTCTGGTACGGGCTCGAAGTCGAGGGCCCACAGTGCCTCGGACGTCCCACAGCCTTCCTCGACGCCTGGCCCGGCCCGGATGACCTGCGCGACATTCTCGGACGCATCGACTGGGCGGAGGTGACGCACATCTTCCTCACCGAGAACTTCGAGGCGTTCGACCAGTTCGAGGAGGCGCTCCTCAGCGCGTGTGTTGGGGGTCAGGTGGCGATCACCATCGGCACCTTTCCACATCGTGTCGAGCGCCTGCTCAACCTCTACTGGATCCGCTCAGCGCGACTGATGGTGCGCGCGAACATGGAAGCTCGCTGGATCAGGATGCTCCGCAAGGACGACCAGGTTTCGGTAGGCCTCCCGTACGATCTCGTGACGTGGTCGGTTGATAGCGGTGTGCGGTCGGTTCCTGAAGACTACGCCGGGGACAAGGCATGAACGGTCCTGCTGGGCACGTCACGATGATCGGGCTCATCGGTGCGGAGAGCGTAGGTAAGAGCACGCTGGCATTGCTCCTCACTGGGCGGCTTCGCACTCACGGTGTGCGCGCCGAGCTCGCCGCAGAGGCGGGGAGCAAGCGCCCGTTCCCACCTGAGTACCTCGACGTCTACCCGGCGGCGCACTACCACATGGTGATGTCGAAGATGGTGGCCGAGGCGCACGCGGTCCTGAGGCCGAACGTCGACTTCGTCATCTGCGACCGCACCCCGCTCGATCTAGCTACCTACTACCACACGCGCTTCCCGAAGTGGCCAGGCAGGGAGGCCCTGCTCATGATGGCGAAGGTGTGGGTCGAGCAGTTCGACCAGCTCTACTACATCCCCACCGATGGGCTCGTCTACAGCGAGGATGGGCACCGCGCCCCGACTGCGGAGAACGACTACCGTGAGCGCGTCGATCGCGAGCTCGATTGTATCGTCGACTCGCTCCGCGTCCCAGTCGAGCGCGTTGACGAGGGTGACCATCGAGCGCGATCCGAGTACGTGTACCAGCACGTCCTCGCAACCTTCTTCGGGAAGTCACGTCCCCTGCGCGCCTACCGTCAGGTCAAGGACTGGCTCAGCTCTCGTGGCTGGCGCGTCGTCGAGGTCCGCCCGCAAGGGTCCCACAGCATCATGCGCTTCCACCCAGCCGGTGATCACGACGACATCGATGCCATGGTGGTGGTGGACGGTGACGCGGACTATGCGATCAAGGTCCGTGCGGACATCGAACTCAGCCGCGCACACCTAGAGAACATCGTCCAGGCTGACCTCGACCTGCTCGTCACGCCGCACGGCATGGAAGCGCACGAAGCGTGAAGATCTACCTCTCGGCTATCGAGTCGTCCCTTGATCATTCACTTGCCGTCACACGCGCCCAGGTGCCGTGCCTGCTGACGTCGTTCTACTACTGCTCGTGGAAGACCGGCCTTGGGCAGAGGCGCGCTCCGTGGGAGCGCGCACTTCGGCAGGCCAAGCTCCGTCTCGCAGACTCTGGGGCGCATACCTTCCGCACAGCAGGGATGGGGATGCGGACAGGTGAGGGAGCGGCGACGGCCCTCGACACCGACACCGACGAGTTCCTAGACGCCTACCTCGTGTGGGTCAAGGCGACCTCGCACGCGAAGCTGATCGACTACTGGGTCGAGCTCGACATCGGTGTGCTCTCTGGGAGCACTTGGGTCGCACAGCAGCGGCTGAAGTTCCTCGCCGCAGGGCTGGGGCACGGGCTCGTCCAGGTCTGGCACTCGGACGAGCACGGCTGGGACGATTGGATCGCGTTGCTCGAAGAGGCCCGTCGTCCTGGTCGCTCCAACTACGTGGCCATCGAAGGGCACAACACCTCAGTGCGCGAGCCGCATCGGTACGAGAAGTACCTGAAGGCGGCCTACGATCGCGGCGTTCGCGTCCACGCATTCAAGATCACAGGTCACGAGGACCTGAAGCGGTGGCCGTTCTTCTCGGTCGACTCCACGTCGTGGATCTCGCCGACCATGTACGGCTGCGACATCCAGGTCGTGCGCACCGGTGGTGTCACGCACTCGCGCGCCAAGTCTCAGATGCCAGGGCAGCGCAAGTCGTACCTCGCCTCGACCACAGGGATCGTGTCGACGATGCGGTCCCGCGTCGACGTGCTCGTTCGCAGCGCCGAGGCGTGGGTCACCTCAGAGCGCCAGCTCGACGAGATGTGGCGGCGTCGCGGCGTCGATTGGGACCATGCTATCTTGCACCCGAAGGTGATCATATGAGTCAGAGCCAGAGCGTGTCGTGGGGTGACGGACTGAAGGTCGAGCTGATGAGGCTCGACGCGATGCGGCCGAACCCTTGGAACCCGAACCGGATGGACGAGGAGACCTTCGCCAAGGAGATCCTCAGCATCCAGAACAACGGCTTCGTCGAGCCGATCAAGATCCGCGTCACCCCTGACGGCGAGAACGAGATCATCGATGGGGAGCATCGCTGGCGCGCATCCCAGAAGGTGGGGCTGGTCGAGGTGCCGGTGGTCAACCTCGGCACCATCAGCGACGAGAAGGCGAAGAAGCTGACCATCATCGCCAACGAGCTGCGGGGAGCACCCGAGCCCGTCCTGCTCGCCAGCCTGATCAAGGACCTGAGCGAAGGGACGACGCTGGAGGCGCTCGCCCTCGAGCTGCCTATGTCGACCACCGAGCTCGACGCCCTCGTGCAATCCACGACGCCCTTCGACTGGGCAGCGATCGAAGGTGGGCTCGCGACGACTCCCACGAACGGAGGCGGCACCGCTGTGGCGAACGCCGGCGACAGGAAGTTCCAGCTCGGCACGACCAAAGGCACGGTCGCCGCGCGCCTGCATGACGAGCTCATGGCGGAGTTCAACCGGAGTGCGGCCGCAGTCGGTTCGACCAATCCCGAGACCGTCCTGCGACACTGGCTCTCACGCCTCCAGGCAACGATCCCGAGTGCGGACCAGGAGGCAGCGGCAACGGTCGCGTCCACACCTCCTCCTACCAAGCGCGCGCGCAAGATCAAAGGGGCCTCCTCGTGACCATCACCATCACGCGCCGGCTGGAGATCGACGCTGGCCACCGGCTGATGAACCACGAGTCAAAGTGTCGCAACGCTCATGGACATCGGTACGTCTTCGAGATCGAAGTCACGGCCCTGAGCCTCGATACCATCGGCCGCGTGATCGACTTCAGTGTCATCAAGACGGAGCTCGGCGGCTGGCTCGACAGGAACTGGGACCACGGGTTCCTCTACCAGAAGGGCGACCCGATCCAGACTTTCCTCAACGAGTATGCCCAGAAGGGCTACGAGATGGAGACCACCCCGACCGCCGAGAACATGGCGCTCGAGTTCCTCGGCGTCGCCCGCGAGCTCATGGCCAGACACGAGATCCAGGTCGTCTCGGTCAAGCTCTGGGAGACGCCAAACTGCTTCGCCTACGTGCGGTGACGGCGCGCGCGGCCCTCTTCTGGCGACACGTCCGCCGCGACCCTACGGGCTGTTGGCTGTGGACTGGGGCCGAGGCAGAGGGCACAGGCTACGGGATCTTCAACGCAGGGGCGCAGGCTGTAGGAGCTCACGTATACGCGTGGGGACTGGCCAACCCCGGCGTTGACCGCCGGGGCCTTATCGTGCGGCATACGTGCGATGTGCGGCTCTGCGTGAACCCCAAGCACCTGCTCCTAGGGACCCAGCAGGACAACGTCCGCGACATGGACGAGCGCGGGCGACGGGTGAACAACCCGCGCCGCGGGGAGGCCCACGGGAACGCCAAGCTCACCCTCGAGCTGGTGCTCGCCGCCCGGCGTGCCCATGCTGCAGGCGAGTCCGTCCGGTCAATCGCGCGCCGACTCGGGGTGTCCTCCCCTACGATGACCTCAGCGATTCGCGGCAAAACTTGGAGATCGAAACCATGAGCAAGAACTACGTCGTAACCGAGATCTTCCACACGCTCCAAGGTGAGGGCTTGTGGTCTGGCCGACCAGCCGTCTTCATGCGACTCGCCGGGTGTAACCAATGGAACGGGATCCCGGCCGACAGGCACAAGGGATCCGGCGCATGCGCCATGTGGTGCGATACGAACTTCGCGAAGGGATCCAAGATGGATCTCGAAACCGTACTCACACAGCTCGACGCTGCCTGGGCAACTCATTCGCTACCTGAGCCAGGTCGGATGGTCGTCATCAGCGGTGGCGAACCAACGCTCCAGATTGACGAAGCCCTGATCGTCGAACTCAAGCGAAATGGTTGGTTCGTCGCGATCGAAACGAACGGCACTATCGACAACCCTGCACTCGCCCTTTGCGATCACGTTTGCGTCTCCCCCAAGCGCGGGTCCGAGCTTCTGGTATGGACGGCCGCCGAACTCAAGGTTATCCTCCCAGGCGGCATCCCAGGCGGCCCTATCGAACACCAGTGGTCAAACGCCGATCTCGAGTATCTCTCAGTCCTAGGCATCTGGTCGCACAAGTTCGTCCAACCCCAGGACATCACTGAGGCGTCCGCAGTCGAACAGACCTACCTCCACACCATCCGCACCGGCAAGCCAGGAGAGGTCCCGAGCGGCGCTGGTCAGTTTGAATCGAACGTCCAGACCTGCATCGACTTCATCGGTACCCACCCCGGCTGGCGCCTGAGCTACCAGGTGCACAAGATCTTAGGTGTGAAGTAGACCCTGGTCACGCCGCCGAGACCGCTCACGCTCAATCGTGCGCTGAAGAGGCTTCTGGTTGCTCAGAGCTGCCCACCCGTGACACAGTTCCACACAGCCATGGGTACCTCTTCAGGACGCGTTGACCAACCCCTCTGGGACAAGCTCCTGGAAGCCTACACAGACGACCCCGGGAACCACTCATCTGCGGCGCGTCATGCCAACGTCCAACGTCGTACCGCGCGTCGCGCCTGGGACATTGGCTACCCCGACCGACCGTGGGGCATCAAGCCAATCCGCCTTATCATCAAGGACTTGGCAGAGCTCGCCCGTTCCCGACTCCAGCTCGAGGCCGACCAACTCGACCTCGATCAGGACAAAGCAGAACTGGAAGCAGAACGAGATCGCGAACGCGCACGCCAACACGCGCTTCAGTCCCGTGAGCAGGAAGGGAAACTGATCCAAGCCACTCGCGTCGCCACTATGAACGCTCTCGCCGCAGCGATGAAATCGGCCGAGGGTCTTGGCCACGCGATGACCAAACTGGGCGGGAAGCTGATCGAAGTATCGCTGAACACTGAGTCTTTGACGGACAAGCAGATGGCGTCCCTCTCGGGCATCATGCGTCGATACTCCTCAACCCTCCGCGAACTCTCCTCTGCGGGGCAGACTGCGATGCAGATGGAGCGGCTGTACCTGGGCGAGCCAGGTGAGATCATCGGGGTCATCTCAGAGCTCGACACGATGCCGATCGCAGACTTGGTCAAGATGGCTGGCTACCAGGACGAGGTCCTACGGCGCGCCCAAGCTCGTGGCCTGGTGCTCCTTGAAGGAGGCCTCGACAAGAAGGCCACCGGCGAGTAGGAACGCGCCCCTCGTTTCGACAAGGCATTGGGTATGGCGCCCAAAGACCAGACCAAGAAGTCGCCGCTGACGAACGCAACCGATCTCGCTCGTGACGCTCAACGACGGCTCTACTCGCGGCGCGGGTACGATGGCCCGCCGACTACGAACCAGGGCCCGCGCCTGCCTGACCGACCGATGTGGTGATCCCATGCCGCGCTTCTTCCGATGCTTCCAGCGAGGTCTGCGTGTGCTCAGCCATTGGCGTATTGGCACACCCGCCGACTGGTGCGCCGTCAATGAGGACACGCACCCGACGGCGTGTGGCTTGAACATCACCGGCCTCACAGTGATCTGCTACGTCCCAGAGCGGGTGACGTGCCTGTCCTGCCAGACTGAGCTCGTCGCTCAGCTCCTTCGAGACGAGCTCGCACTCGATGATCTTCAAGCTCGGTGGGCCATCAGGGGCTGATGACGTTGACGTTTGCGGACCGCTGAAGGAGCCTTCGACCTGTGAAGTACGGGGCTGAGCCCGAGGAGAACCGAGGCAGTCCGTACGGGGGTGGCACCTGGAAGAACCCGTACCTGCGGGACGGCGAGGTCGTCAAGAGGTACCCCCCGGCTCGGCGAGCGGCGCGCCTCGCGACGTGCATGCGGGTGCTGGGCCACCCGCTGTCGATCATGATGGAGTGGGCAGAGGTCGTCGGTGCGCCACCAGCACTGGCACCCATCGAGACCGCAGCGCAGGCTGAGGCGGTCGGAATCCAGCCAGCCCCCGACAAGGCAAAGAGCATGGCAGAACAACGTGCAGTCGCCGCTCATCGTGCGGCGCTAGAGAAGTCGATCGAGAAACTCGCGGCCCGGCGCACCATCGTGAAGGACGAGCTGGACGAGCTGGAGTCGGAGCTCAAGTCGCTCCTCGCGATGCTGAAGGCGGCAGGCGGGTCACCCGTCGAGGCTGCTGAGGAGCCGAAGGGCAAGCGCAGTGCCAAGGGCAAGCGCAGTGCCAAGGGCAAGAAGGCGAAGTCCACGAAGAAGCTGACCGCAGCCAAGGCATCAGGGCCCTCTGCGGTTGCGCTCAACTTGGCGTCCAAGGGCACGGTGACGCCTGACCTGCTCGCGGATGAGACCGGGCAGACCAACGTGCAGGCGAGCAACGTGCTCGGCCGGCTCGCCCGCGACGGCCTGCTCAAGCGCACCGGGCGCGGCGAGTACGGTGCAGCATGAGCACTTGGCGACCGTGTTCGGTGTGTGGCGTCCCCGTGATCGGCATGACACGATGAGCTACAACTCCAGGGTCGAGCTGCTCCGCGAGGAGATCGACAAGCTGACCGAGAAGCTGAAGGTCAGCGAGGAGGTGCGGCTCGCCCAGGCTGCCCACATCGTCCGGTTGATGGCCGAGGCAGAGCACCGAGCACCTGCTCGACCTCGCCGCCGCACTGGAGTCGCTATGACCCCCACCGAGATCCAGGCGGACAGGGCAACGTGTGACGCGGCTCCTGTCGAAGTCGAAGCGGACATCAGCTACGGAGGCTATGGTGACTGCGCCGCCCCGTTCGTCGTGAAGTCGTGCGTCGCATTCTACGACGTCGCGCGCACCCGCTGGCCCCTCGCCCTCGACGCCATCGAGGAGCGGGACAGGGAGATCGAGCGGCTCAAGGCAGAGCGGGACGCCTACCGCGCCTGCCTCACGCCCGAGCGGGTCGAGGCGCTGGAGGGCATGAGGCGCGGGTACCTGACGCGGGTAGGTATCGCAGCCATCAACGCCCTGATCGCGCTGGCCAAGGAGACCCCGTGAGCAGCCAAACGATCGAGGAGATGCTGAGGGAGTTCGGCGACTCGCCGTTCACGTATGCATCGGTTGCTTGCGCGGGTCGGAACGCTCACACGCATCAACAAGGCTAGGGTCGATGAGTAAGGTTCGACGACAGATCAACTTCGACTTCGAGACCGAGCTCGCCGCTGTGTTGCGGCGTGCTGAGCGGCTCAAGGCTGCGGTCGCAGGGACGGCTACGATCACGCCGGTGGATGTGAAGAAGTGCATGGTCAAGGCGCACAGCCGCGTGGCCCACACCCGCTACGTGATCACCATCGGGAGACGGAAGTCATGACCGACACCCGTCGTGCACGGGCCATGAACCGTCCGGTGCTCAGAATCCCAGGACACGACATCGACCGCATCGATGTGGACGCTGGCATGCGCGAGCTCCGGGCGTGCGGCTACGACGATCCACATACGGTGATGGTCATCCAGTACGCACTGCAGCGCTGGGCCAACGGAGAGGAGGAGGCCGCCCAGCGTGGTGCCATCGATCGTAGCTTTCACGGGATCAACCTCACCTGCTGGATAAGGGTTGTGGCTGCGGCTCGTGCCTCCGGAGAGGCCGGGACCAAGGCTGCGGCCAGGAAGAACAAGCCATGACGAAGCGGCTGACCGACGAGGATCTGGACGGGATCGCCCACCCCAGCTAGGCTCGCCCGATGTCCCGAACCTGGCGCTGGCTCCTCGTCCTCGGCTACCCACTGCTCGCGGCGAACGCGCTGATAGCCTTCCTGTACGCGGTGCTCTGGTGCCGAGCTCACCGGTGGGCGTGGCGCGCGGGCGTGCTCACGTTCATCGCTCGACGCACGATGATCGGCAACCCAGGGGGCCAGGGCTGGTCGTGGATCGTCGGGTTCTCGTCTGAGGCAGAGCGCGACCGCAGTGACCTCCGGGTCCATGAGTTCGGGCACGTCGTGCAGGAGATGGTGTTCGCGGTGGCCGGTGTGCCGCTGGCCCTGGTCCCCCTCTCGGCCGACCGTCCGGTGCTCGGGGCCGTGGTCGGGCTGACCGCCGGCGGGGCTGCGTTCGCCCTCGTCTACGGTGCGACGTTCTTCTGGTACGCAGCCCCTGAGCTCACCCGCTGGGTCTGGGCCAAGGTCACAGGGCGTGGATCCCAGGTGTTCGACTGGCGACCGGCGTACATGAAGATCCCGTTCGAGAAGCAGGCGTACGCCAAGCAGGACGCGTACCGCTATGCCTCGGTCGACCAGCGCGCACGGACCTGGGGGCATCGGTGATGTGGGTCGTCTGCTCCGCCTGCCTCGGCGCGGTCACGGTCGCGTTCCTGATGATCGTCCACCTCAAGGGCCGACTCGAAGACGCCCTCGAGCGGGAGCGCTACGAGCGCAAACGCCGGGTGGTCGCAGAGGACCAGCTCTGCGAACTGATCGACCGAGAGGTTGGGCCACAGCTCGCCCGGAATCGTAGGCGCGTGTCGGAATGGGCTGACCGGTTCGACAAGGCAGCCCGCGATGACGACCATGGTCCGAACTAGACCACCGACCCTCCGCGTGATGGCCGACCAGCGTGACGTCGCGCGCTCACGCAGGCGTCGTCTGCTATGGCACGTAGCCCTCGGTGTCGCTTGGGGTCTTCTCGTTGCGTGGGCGGCTCCGTGATGGCCAGCCCGAACAAAGGATCCTGAACCGTGGCAAACAACTACTTCCAATTCTCATTCCTGATCCCACTGCGTTCCAAGAAGGAGCGCACCTGGCTCCGCAAGTTCTTCGACGAGAAGCCCGTGGGCTTCTGGACCCTCGATCAGATCAGTGACTGCGAAGATGTCGAGGACCGCTGCGTCGGATTCGAGTACGAATTCGAGGGCGATGATGACGTGGTCATCTACGCCACGGAGACCGGCGACACTGAGCAGGTGGTCCAGATTCTCAAGAAGTTCCTTCTGGAGTCGGGAACCAAGCTGACCCATGTCGGCTTCACCTATGCCTACACCTGTAGCTCACCGCGCCCCGACAATTTCGGAGGTGGGGCGATTCTGGTGAAGAAGGGTGCGCGGTTCTGCAAGGTTGAGTACGTCGATACGGCGGAGTGGCTCGCCAAGAAGGTTGGGTAACCATGAAGGCAACCTGTCCCACAAGAGTAACCGTTGCGCTCATGTCCCCGACCACTACCGGAGGGTCCTCAACATCGAAGCCGCGATACGGCATCCGCGACGAGCAGCTTTGGTCCAAGCGGAACTACCTCGTCTGGGATGAGGCTCAGGGCCGCAAGGTCTGGGCACGCCAGCCGTTCTACATCGAGCACCGCGCGACGGCGGGCATGCCGCTCTTGGTCCGGCCTCTGTTCACCCAGGCGCAGGTGCGCTGGGTTGTCGAGCGGATGCTGTACTTCATTGAGGTTGTCCCCGACCACTACCGGAGGGTCCTCAACATCGAAGCCGCGATGGCACGGTCGTTCGACAACCGCGACTCCTGGCCGGAGGACCAGTCCAGGAACAGCTCGCTGATCGCGCTCTCCATCGAGAGCGGCTTCCAGCTCGGTCAGGCTGTGGCCGACATCCTAGAGTGGCATGGGGTCCTGGTTGACGGTACCGACATCGACCAAGACGCGCTTGAGCTCTGGCAGGTGGCCGCTACGCTGTTGGCTGAACCCCTATAGCGCGCTGGTCGCGTGCTAGGGTCGAGCTGGTGCTCGTTCGGTCGCAGGTCAGTAGGTCCCAGCTCATCCGTGAGGCGCGTGCTCGCCGCGCGCTCCTGGTACGCCTCGCCCGCACAGACATCAACGTCTTCTGCGAGGTAGTCCTCAAGGACGAGCTCACCGGTGCGCCTGTCATCCAAGCACCCACGCACCACGCGTGGCACAAGCTGGCGGACGAGCACGACCGGCTCCTCATCTGGGCCCACATCGAGTCGGGCAAGACCCAGCAGCTCTCGATCGCTCGCACGTTGTTCGAGCTCGGCCGCGACCCGTCGCTCCGTAACCTCGTCCTGTCGAACACCAAGACGCAGGCGGGCAAGCTCGCCGATTCGATCCGTCGGTACATCGAGACCTCGTCTGACCTGCGAGATGTCTTCCCCAACCTCCAGCCTGGTGAGCCGTGGGGCTCCAACGCCTTCAGCGTCAAGCGACCAACCATCTCCAAGGACCCGTCTGTTCAGACCGCCGGTGTCCACGGCAACATCCTCGGCGCTCGCCTCGACCGCGTCCTGTTCGACGACGTGCTTGACTACGAGAACACCCAGACCCAGGACCAACGCAAGGGACTGATCGAGTGGGTCGCGTCGACCGTCCTCGGCCGCATCGTTGAGGGTGGGCGGATGCGCGGCGTCGGCACGGCCTTCCATCCGCAGGACCTGTACCACCACTTCGCGCGATCAGGCTGGGCGGCGTACCGGTACCCGGTTGTGGATGCAGATGGGCACCCGCGTTGGGCTGAGCGATGGTCTCTCGAGCGCATCGCGAAGAAGGTGCAGGAGCTCGGCCCCATCGAGGCACAGCGCCAGCTCATGTGTGAAGCTCGCGATGACAGCACCGCGCGCTTCAAGCGGGACTGGATCGAGATCGGCCTCCGACTCGGAGAGGGCACGTCGCTCGCATCGGCCCTGCACGTCCTGCCGCCTGGGTACCGTACCTACACCGGCGTTGACCTTGCCGTCCAGCAGCGGGACGCCAACGACTGGACCGTCCTGTTCACGATCGCCATCGACCCTCACGGCAACCGGAACGTCCTCAACATCGAAGCCGCGAAGCTCGCCGGGCCGGAGATCGTTCAGAAGATCAACCAAGCACACCAGCGGTACCAGTCCATCGTCATCGTCGAGAACAACGCCGCCCAGGATTACATCCGTCAGTTCGCTGTGGCAGGCAGCGCAGTGCCGATCATCCCGTTCACGACTGGCCGGAACAAGGCACACCCCGAGTTCGGGATCGAGTCCCTCGCGACGGAGATGTCTCAAGGGAAGTGGCGCATCCCCAACCACAACGGCAAGATGGCACCAGAGGTCGCGCTGTGGGTAGACGAGATGCTGTTCTACTCACCAGCAGCCCACACTGGTGATCGTTTGATGGCCTCGTGGTTCGCCCGCGAGGGTGCCCGGCTTGGTGTTCGCGCCATCGAGAACCACACCTCCGTCGACTTCAACCGCAGGTAGGAACGCGCCCCGGCCCTGACAAGGCTGCGAGCATGAACACCCCAGCGATCACCTTCCACGACGCCCTCATGCGCGAGCGGGCCCGCATGCAGATAGACCGTCGCACTGTGGCCGACCGGTGTGGTGTCGGCGAGAATGTCGTCAAGAGGTGGGAGCGCGGCGAGGCCATCCCCAGCCGTCAACAGTTCAAGCGCCTCGTGACCATGCTCCGCCGGGTTGCCCCCCACATCCCAGAGTGGGGCACGTTCGCCGACGAGATCGTGACAGGGGAGGACGCCCCTGAGCGCGAGGAGTACCAAGGGCATGCTCGCCGCGAGAACGAGCGTCTCGACAAGATCGGCGCGGACCTACGTCCGCCACCAGAGTCGTTCGGGGCTGGCTTGCGTCGCGTGCGCGAGGAGAACGAGGTCACGCAGGACGAGCTCGGTGAGGTGCTTGGGCTGACAGGAGGGGCCGTTGGATACTGGGAGCGCGACAACGCGATGCCGATCCAGGTCAACCTAGACAAGCTCTACACGGTGCTCCCTGAGCTCAAGGCCGGCGTCGAGACCGGCGCGATCAAGCGCCCTGTGTCGAAGGACATGGAGATGCCAGGACCGGTCCCGGGCGCGCCTCGCGCCAGTTCAGTCGACACCATGCTCGAGATGGCCATCGAGCAAAGCGAGGCTGAGCGCGAACGTCCTGTGGAGATCATCCGCTGCCCGACCTACACGGACCATCGGTGGCAGGTTGCTGACCTCGGCTCCAATAGTCCAGCGACCGGGCGGCGTCAGTGCTCGATCTGCGGAGCGATTGCGGCGGCGCCCCCTCCGGTCACGCTGCCTCGGCTTCCTCGATCCATCAACGAGACCATCACCAAGATCGTGAGAGGTCGCAACCACGGAGACTCCATCCGATGCCCGTGCGGCGGCGGACGCGACTTGGTACCTGAAGGCGATCACTGGATTTGCCCTGCGTGTCGGCGCGTGTTCGTCGAACAGAGCACTGTCACCGAGCTCGCTGAGGCGTATGGTCGCGCGCGTCTACTCGCCCACCAGGCAGCCGCAGAGGAGAAGCGAACCCACGCCGTGTTGTGCGACGCCAACGACGCCCACACTCGATCCATCAACGAGACCATCGCTTCGCGTAAGGAAGCCGAGGCAGCGCTCGAGCTTCTCGACCTCGCTATCTCGGAGGATTCATGACCGTGCGCCGTGTCGACAAGGCGGCCATGTTCGTGTTCGACCCGAACCGCAAGCGCAGGCGTGTGTTGATCGTTGGTGCGCGTGGGATGGAGATGCGGATCGGGATCAAGGATGCGCACCGGCTGATGCAGACCCTCCTGCTACTCGACCCGCGGTGGGAGATGCTGCCGGCCGACTGGCGCAAGTATCTGATCCCCAAGTATCAGGACATCAAGGGCTGCCACCTCGCGGACCACAAGGTTCCGAAGACACAGGATGCAGCTTCAAGCGCGTGCGAACAGCGTGAGGCAATCGAGGAGTCGATCTTGGCCATGACGTCGCCAGGCATCGCCTACATGCTTGGCGACATCGCGTCGATGGTGATCGGTGACTACGGCACGCTGACCTACCGCACGGTGTCAAGACACCTCGCGCGTCTCGTCACACAGGGCGTCTTCACCAGGACCGGAGACCCAGGCCACTACAAGTACGAGCGCGTGCGAATGCCGAGACGGTGACGTAGGGTGGCGCACATGACACTCATCCTCTGGATCTCGTGCGGTCTTCTCCGTCTCGCTACCACGTTCGTCCAACCATCGACGGCCGAGTGCCCGTGTGGTTGGTTCGCCGCTGGAACACCACCACACGGATCGACATGGTGTCGTCTGGACCAGGGTGAGATCGATCGGTGCGTGCGCGATGGCACCGAGTGCCCTGACGACCCAGACATCCGGCTCCCCATCCGCGTGTGGTGCCCTGTTGGGCTGAGCGCGCTCCTCATCGACAATGATCGACAGGTTGGGTGCAGGTAGTAGGAACTTGCACCGCCCCTAACAAGGCATAGGTTATGGCAGAGCTTTTTCGATCATGGGTGGAGATCGTATCCGACGGCACCAGTGGCGGCACCCACGTCTACTTGGCCGTGTCGGCTGGGGGCAAATCAGAGTACCGATACGAGATCCCCGGCGTCACGACAGCGAGCTGGTTCTGCAACCCACCTGGCAACGCCCAGCTTCAGCTCACCATCGCTGACGCCTCGATGCGAACGCGCGTCGCGATCGATTCGCAAACCTCGAAGATGGAGGAGCTTCTCACCGAGATCGCAGCGTCGCGCCTCGCACACGATGGTGATGATGACAGCATGACTTCAATGTATCCGCATGCGGCCCACTGTGCGACGGTCATCTCTCGCCGAACCGTTCGGTGTGACTGCGGTGGTGTGTGAGCCGCAAGAACGAATTCACACGCGAGTGTTCGTGGTGTGGCGTCGAGATGCGCGCGCGCGACTTCGCGAATCACGGTGAGCACAAGCCGCAGTGCGTCGATAGGAGGAGTCGGCGGTGGATGTACGATCATGGATACCGCTGGCCGGGCAGAGACACCGATGTACTTCGGCACGCTGGCGTGGTCAAACAGCTACCGTTCCTGTCGAAGAGCTGGGGCGGCCCGGTCCCAGGTAAGCATGGCGTCGAGTACACTGCCGTCGAGACTGTGATGCCCAGCCCCATCGCACCGCAGTGGGCTTGTACGATGGCCCGTCGGCTGATGGAGGACCAGGCCCTGATCACCAAGCTCGGCTGCGGTCACAAGTCGAAGCGTGTGGGCACACGTGGTGCGCGCCGACGAGTCGCCGAGGGCCTCCCGGCTGATTACATTCTTGTCATCCCCATCCAGCTTCGCGCGAAGATCATCCGCGCCGCTGCTTCGAGCGCGATGACACAGGCGATGTTCGAGGACGACGGCCTGGAGGCCGCGATCATCCTCATTCGAGATCTGATGTGAAGGAGCACCTATGAACGACGTCGACCGCATGATGGAGAAGCTCGGCTTAGCCATACATGGCGAGGAGCCTGAGCTCGTGTTGAACGTGCTCGTCCACCTCGTCGCGAGCCTATGCGCTGAGTGGCACGTCAACCCTCAGCAGTTCGTGATGGCACTGATGTCCGGCTCCTTCGACCCCGCGATGGCCTTGGTTCCGCTGCGGCAGGAAAAGAGCTAGGCTCTGTGGATGACGTGGCTCGACACGCTGATCAACCTCCTCAAGGGCAGGCTCGCACTACCAACACCAGCGCCCTCGATGCCTGGTGTCGAGTTCCACGACCGCCGCAAGACCGCCGCACAGGCGCACGGACCTGGAGGCAAGTGGAAGGTCCGTGATCGGCCGTGGGCGCAGGTCACTGGCATCTGCCTGCACCAGACCGCTTGTGTTCTTGGCGAGAGGCCTGAGCGATGGGACACCGTCGGCGCCCACGTCGGCGTCACCAGGTCTGGCAAGGTCATCTGGCTCCACGACTTCAATCGCTTGGTCGTTCACGGCAATGGCTGGAACGCCGGCACTGTTGGCATCGAGATCGACGGGCTCTACGCCGGTGTGGACGGCGACCCGTCGACAGTCTGGGATGATCCCAGCACCCCAACTCGCGAGCGCGGGCTCGCGCTGACATCTGAGACAGTCATGGCATCCAAGCAGACCATCCGATGGATCGACGACACCTTGACTGGTAGGGGGGCGGACTGCCGCGCGCTCGTGGCGCATCGCCAGTCGAGCAGCACTCGCCGCAATGACCCTGGATCTGCGATCTGGAAGGAGGTCGCCCTTGCCATGTCGGCTGAGCTCGGACTGACAGACGGAGGGAAAGGCTTCAAGCTGAACGACGGCTACCCAATTCCAGAGGCGTGGGACCCACGCCGTGTTGGGATCAAATACTGATGCCGCTTACGCCGCAGCAGATCGCGGACCTCAAGCTCCCCATCAACGTGCGAGGAGGCAAGCTGGGGGGCGCGCTCTATGCGGTCTCGGTCGCCTTCGTGACCTTCGAGCGTGTCCAGATCCTAACCAGCCTTGGGGAGGTGGACGTGGTGTGGTACTACGCCTCGAGCGATGGAGCCCGCGTCCATCTCCTGACCGACCAACCAGAGTGGTTCGTCGAACTTGAAGGGAAAATCCTCGATGCCCAACGCCCACGATGAGCGCCTGTCCCAGATCGTCAAGGACGTCGCCTATTACAAGGAAGTCATCGCTTCAGTCGGTGTTGGTGGGCAGCCGCCCACCATCTACGCTGCGAAGTACGTCGCGGACATGGAGGTGGTGCTCCAGCTTGTGGCCCCAGGGCCTGCAACCGCCCCGACCCCTCCAGTGAAGTCGCCGCTGGACCGGGCGCTGGCCGATGACCAAGCTGGGCGCGTCGAGCGCAAGCCTCGCAAGTCGTAGCCCACACCCTGCCCTCCGTTGTAGGCTGGCCACATGGCACTCACTGGATATGGGGGCACCGCCGCCGCGGTTGCTGCCGCTGCTCAGCTCGGCATTGGTGACGACACCGACTCCTCCAATCCAGGGCGTGTAGGCAAGCTCAGCCTCTCGCCGCGGCAGCAGACGCTGGACAAGCGGTGGGCCCACTACCGCTGCGAGCAGTACGCCCCACGCAGGGTCGCGTGGGATGGTTCGCGGGTGGTCGGCTCCTCCGAGCGCGACTCGATCGCCCTGGCCGGCTACGTTCCGCCTGGGTTCTACATCGCGAACAGCGAGACGCTTCCGATCCAGTTCCGCCGACCTACGACGCCGTACCACCTCTGCAAGGTGATCGTCGATCGGTTCACGTCGCTCCTCTTCGGCCAGAAGCGGCACCCGCGGATCACCGTTGCGGGGGACAAGCAGACCGAGGACTTCGTGAATGCGGTCGTCGAGGTCGGTCGCCTGTGGCCAGCGATGATGCAGGCGCGGACCTACGGCGGCGCTACTGGGACAGCCGTGGTCGGGTTCAAGCTCGTCAGCGGTCGGCCGATGTTCGAGGTCTTCGACTCGCGCTGGTGCATCCCCAAGTTCATCGATCGTTCCAACCTGTTGCTCGGCTCGATCGAATACAGGCACACGTTCAAGCACGAGGTGCAGGATCGTGAGAGCGGCGAGTGGGTCGAGGTCGACTTCTGGTATCGGCGCGTGATCGACACCAAGACCGACACGATCTTCGAGCCCGTCCGCGTCGACCCGACGAACCCTAACCCTTCCTGGAAGATCGCCGCGACGGTGCAGCACGGGCTCGGGTTCTGCCCCGTCGTCTGGATCCAGAACCAGCCTGGGGACACGGAGATCGACGGTGACCCTGACTGCATGGGCGTCTACGAACTCGCCGAGGCCGTCGACCGTCTGCTCTCACAGAGT